GTGTGGGATCAACCGCTACCATCGGCGTGGTATCGCTACAAAATAGCGGCACCGTCTATGTCGATGGGACTAACACCGGCATCGTATTCGGGACTGTCACAAGTGGGTCCGTCGTCTGCATAGCAGTGGACTGCGACGCCAGGCTAATCTGGTATAGGATTGGTGCGGCCGGCAACTGGAATACGGTCGCCAGCAACAATCCGGCAACTGGTGTCGGTGGAATTGCCATATTCAATCTTGGTCGCGGCATTCCGCTTTATCCTATGGCTTCGCTCACTACGAGCGGCGATCAGGTCACCGCCAACTTCGGTGACACCGCGTTCGTCGGTGCAGTGCCAAGCGGCTACACGAGCGGCTTCACCGCAGGTGCATCTGTCCCCACCAACGCACTCGCATCGCAGGCACTGGCCGAGCACTGGCTGACCACCAACCCCGATGCCCGGATTACACAAGTTGTACTAGAGCATTGGGCATCTGTGACCAATGACAACCTACAAGCAATCGTCACACAGGTGTTGTTAGAACACTGGATGTCAGTTGATGCACCTGTAGTACCACCTGTTGTCAGTAGTAATGGTCCCATCATCACAATGATCCACTAGGAGTACACAGTGTATCTCACAAAGACTAGTGGTAATCTCAATCCACGTGGTGAGCAGCCTCAGTCTAATCTACAGATTAGTACGGTGCGGTCATTCGAGGGTGGCTTGAATGTCACTGACACTGATCTCAACATGTCACCTAAGTTCGCTAAGACGCTAGACAACTTCGAGCGTGGCACAGATGGTAGTCAGGCATTGCGTCCTGGCACAGTGATGGTGACGAACCAGATAGCTGATCCTAGTGACATCATCAACCATGTGTACTTCGCTGGCTTCGTGTGGTCAGTGCAAGCATCAGGCAACATCACCACCACTGATGGTGCAGGCAACGTCATAGTGAAGCATCGCTACCCTGGTGATGTTGTGCCATGGCCAGCAGGCGTCACATTCGTAGACTTCACTGTGTTCAACTCAGACCTGATCATCGTCAATGGTAGAGACAAGCCACTGATCGTATCAGGCAGGTACACACGACCAGATGGCTCAATCAATCCCAACTACCTAGTGGTGCAGTATCTAGCTGACTTCAGTGGCAGCAATGTCAACACACCCATCGGTAGGTTCGTCATTGCCCATGGACAGTACACTGTCATGGCAGGCATCCCTGACAAGCCAAGCACCATCTACGTCTCGCATGTCAACACGAGTGGTACATGGCTAGGTGATCCACTGCCAAACGATGCTATCAGCATGGACTTAGGTCCACGTGTGTCGATTGGATCAGCAACCATCACAGGCATGGTGGCGTATCGTGACAAACTCCTTGTCACCTTCGAACGTGGTGTACTGCCTATCAACCTCGGAGTGTATGACGGCTCCTCGCCAGCCAAACATGTGCCAACTGATGATGGATTTGTTGAGGAATTTGGCTGCCTCTCACATCGCTCACTCGTGTCAGTTGGAGATGACACCTTCTTCAATGACAATGTGGGTATCAACTCGATCAGTCGTATTAACGTCTTCAACACACTACGACCAGTACGAACATCGCATCTCATTGATCCGCTCATCACGGAGTTGATGCAAGGACTGACTGCACAGCAGATTATCGACAAGGTGTTCGCTGTCTACGACCTACGACACTTCCGCTACATGATCTTCATACCAGTGTACAGTGGTGATGTGATCACTGAGACGGTGTGCTTCAGCTACACGAACATCCCTACGCTGAAGGTGCAGTCATGGGCACGCCTACGTGGATGGGTGTGGCAGTCTGCATGTCGCACTGCATTGCAGAACATCATCTTCAGTCGTGGCAACAAGCTGTATGCATACGACTTCGATGCAGAGGTGGGCACAGACAGACGTGATGATCCTGCTGTCAACGATGGCAAGGGTGAGCCTATCAAGTTCGAATGGGAACTGCCATGGGCTGACTTCAAGCACAGGATGGACATCAAGTACATCAAGTACTTGGCCTTCGACTCAGAAGGTGAGGCACCATTCACTGTCGAGGCGTATGTAGACAACATCGTCTACTACCGTGGTGAGCGTGTACCAATGCTGTCCATGCAGTTCGTAGGTGGTGATGCAGGTGGCTATGGCAACAGCTTGTATGGTGACAGCCCATACGGTGGTGGTCGTAGGACACGAGACGAACGGACGTATGGCTACAACACCAAGTTCAAGCTACTGAAGCTACGTATCCATGGTGAGACAACTCAGCGACTGCGTATCGTCAGCATATCGATTGCATACCTACGTGGTGGGATCAGGAGATAGTCATGGTCACGTATACGCCTAACCTGAAACTAGCGCAGCCTGTATTCGATCAGGAGCCATGGGACTACGACATCAACAATGACTTGGCTATCATCGATAGTACACTAGGTAGCTTCTTCACCATCCCTGGCTACATAGGGATGTGGCAGAACGATCACCTGTACAGTCAAGGACAGACTGCAACTGATGCAACAGACAGCAGTCTGTGGTACTGCAATGTATCGAATACCAGTCCTGTTGCACCTACTACATTCGCACAGGACAGAGCAGCTAGGCCACTCAACTGGTCCAACCAGATACCCAATGGCAGTGATCTGGCTGATGCTGCCAATGCAAGTGCTATCGCTGCTGCCAACTCAGCGGCTGCGGCTGCTGCATCTGCTGCTGAAGCTGCTGCGGCTGCACCCAATGCAGTGCTGAAGTCTGGTAGCACAATGACTGGTCCACTCATACTAAATGCTGACCCCAGTGCAGCGACAGGTGCAGCAACCAAGCAGTATGTGGATGCACGTGTAGGTGGGACAGGCTTCCTACCTACGACTGGTGGTACGATCACTGGTGGATTGACAGTCAATGGCAACTTTGCTGTTGGCGGTACATCACAACTTGGCGCGAATGTCAGGGCATACACAGCAGGAATGATACCTGGGTTCTATGGCTTCAACACTATCTTCAATGCAGCAGCAGGCTTCTATGTTGGCAATGATGGAGCTATATACTTTGCCACCTTTGATAGTGCTGGTTCTAGTGTAGCCACACGTGCAAGTCTTACAGCAGCAGGTGCGTTCAACACCGCTGCATCTGTAGGCAGTGCTGCACTGTACTCAGCAGGCAACATACAGTGGGGTGGTTCCAGTGCTGCTTCGTTGACAGCAGATTCTTCTTACATTGGTGTGCAGTTCACCACTGATGGATGGAAGTGGCAGTTCAATCGTTCCAATGGCACGATGACCTATAGGAACAACGGTGGACAGGACCTGTTCCACATAGATGGCAATGGTCACATCCAATCGAATGGCAACTACCTAGCATATGGTAGGATCATCGGTGTACAGAACGCAGCATCACCTTGTGTATACGTACACAATCCATCTGTGTCCACTGCTGTTGGTATGTGGTGCAACTCGAATGGACAGATGAGACTTGGTTCCACTGATGGAGCAGGTAACACTGTTTCGTACTTCGCTACAATACACGGCACTGGTATGAGCCTGCTCAATGATGGCTCAATCTCATTCATCCGCACAGGTACAAATACAAACTTCACATTCGACAGTGACAACACACAGTTGAATTACAACAGAACCACAGGTGATCTCTCGTACTTTCGCCCTGATAGCTCTGTGCCATTCCAAGTTAGATCATGGGACAGTGCCATCGTCAACTATGTTGGTCCAATGGTGGCCACAGCATTCGTGCCCATCAGTGATGCACGCTTCAAGACCAATGTAGTGGACATCACTAAGGGCCTCAGTGTCCTCATGCAGTTGCGTCCTGTTGAGTTCGACTGGATAGCTAACAGCAGACATGACTGTGGTTTCATCGCACAGGAAGTGGATGCTGTCTATGATGAGGCAGTCAATCCTGTAGGCATACCAGATGGTATGGGTGATGGTGGTATCAGTGATCCCAATCCAACACTTGGACTAGACAATAGTACCATGATGGCACTGCTAGTTAAGTCAGTACAGGAACTGACTGCTCGTGTGCAAGCATTGGAA